ATGATACGCAAGCCACCTTAATTCGTAAATACTGCGCGAAAAACAAAATTTCGCTAACACAATTATTCGATCAACTTTTAACAAATTTTTTTAATCATGCCTGATTCATTTAAAGCCGCACTTCCTTATCCAATTAAGTTTTCAACAAGTGAAAACGAATATGAAGATCAAGAAAAGTATCCGCAAAAGATGTCCTTATTTATTCCTTCCGAATCTGTTTCCGCCTTCTGTGAAGAAGTTATGAAAATGGTTGATACCAAACAGAAGAAAGGTAAAGTTTGGGATTACTCCAAAAAAGAAGAAGTCGAAGTTGATGGTATTTACATAAACGCAAAAGCCAAAGAAGGAAAATATGGACTATTTGGAAATATAAATTTAAACTTTATTGAGCCTACAGCAGGCGATGATATTCCTTTTTAATTCTTGTATTATTATTTTCTTTGTCTTTTTTAAGACTTATTTTAATTAGTTCTGTTTCGAGGTCACCAATTTTTGCAATGCAATTTTTGATGATCTCGTCTTTTTGCCAATTTTGCCGTTGATAATTTACAGCTATATCAAGCAAGTATTCAAAGTCAGTTATTTCGCCTAACATCCGCGCCTGAATCTCAAGATAAAGTTGATCTTCAATCGTTTCTGTTATGGTAAGCCAATCATCCCAAGCCATAGCAAGCTGACCTCCTTATATTAGAAACAGGCTAACATTGGGGACTGTTAGCCTATTTTTTGTAGAGAAGGCACTGACCACCAGATGCCTTATCCTTAACATATCTTAAAGTTATGTTACAGGCCATAACTTTTCCTTTACCAACTTAACTATTTCGTCATCAATATTTGTATCGGTTGAAGCGCTATAGTCTTCTAAGAGTGAAATCACCAAAGATTTTATTGCATTGGATTTGACAAAGAACTTTAGTATTGGCTTAATAAATCGAATCATGTTTTAATAATATATTCTTTTCAACTGTAGACAAATTTGCTAGTTTTAGCAAAAAGCTTTATTTATGGAAGAACAGGAAGAAAAAGAAGGTAATCGTGTTGAAACGATTGTCAAAATTGCAGTTCTTGTATGGAGCGCTTCAATGTTGACTCTTTCTTATTACGAGCCTCCGAGTGGTAAAAAAATTGTCGACTTTGATCCAACTTTTATAGCCTCGATTTTTAGTGGAAGTTTGGCTTCTTTCGGTTTGCAAGTAGGTAAGAAAAAAAATGGTAATGCAAATGCACCAAAAATAGTAGATAATAAAAATAACAAAGTAGGTACAAAATGAAAAAGCTGTTTTTGATTGCCGCCCTATGTCTTCCATCTGCGGCCTATTGTGATATTCAAAGCACGTTCACTTCAAGTGTAAAATTAGAAAGTGTATCGGCTGGTACTTCTGCAGATAAAATTGGTTCAAGTTATAGCATAAGCGGTACAAACATAACAACTACAAGCGGAGATACTGCTACTGTGGGAGGTTTTGGAAGCCTTACAAATGGCGTTCCATCAGTAACTATGCCAAGTGCAACACAAACAAATGCAGGCGAAACTTTCAGTTTTTCACAAAGTTATTTAGAAGGAGATGCTACTGCTGGATCAGCACCAACAGTTGGACAAGTGAGTAATTTTAGTGACTTAACTTCTACAAGTGCTGGAAGTGTAGGCACAGCAGCCGTTACACTTGACCACCACACAATGACGTTAACAGGTGGCACAGGAACAGGAATTGTATTAACAGGTCAGTTTGTCACAGATTTAACTCTTGATTGATGTGGAAATATCTGCCATTAATATTTTTTATCAGTCCAGCATATGCGATCCCAGTAGTCCCTAATTTTTCTAGTGCTACTTCTACTTCACGAAGCGTCACTACTAATAACCTCCAAGAACAAATAAGGGAAGTTCGCTATAATTCAGGTTATACCTACAGTGTCACTGGTTCTGGTATTTCATGCGGTAACTGCGAGACATTATCTATGCCAAATGCCACAGTCACAGAAACCATCAATGGAACTACTTATGAATGGACAGGCTTAAATCTGGATCAAAAACCAAACTGGCAGCAAACATCAGAAAGCTTTCAGTTCTCAGAATTTTACAAAGGCCCATCTTTAGAATCTATAACCGATATAACAAGGCAAGTAACTTCAGAAGTAGTAACAGATACTACTATTATATTTTCCAATTAATAAGCCTTTTTTCTTGTTTACCTAGTTACGCCAATACCTCAGCAGTTGCCAACCCTCAAAGCAATACATCATCCTCAGTATCAAATTTTGCAACGCAAGTTTTGACAGGGCCAATGACTGAAAACACTTATGGTAATGGAATTAAATGTTCAGGAACAACTTTATCTATAAGCCCATTCGCTACAACCTCAGTAGCAATCAAACGACCGCAAGATTATATATTTCATACACCAGTTTATAACGAGGCAGCGGATGAAGATGGTAATTTAACAAATGCTGGTGAAATTTTATTTTATAGAGAAAATTATAGTGGTAATAAAGATGCAACATCTTTTAATTTTGGCATTGCTGCAACAATATCTGTACCTTTAGATAAAAGGTTTCAAGATGCATGTTTAAAAAGTGCAACTACTCAAGAAAAAATAGCAAGGCAACAGTTATCAACAGCAAGATTAAATTACGAATTGGCCAGATTGAAAAACTGCCATACTTTGAGAGTTAGTGGGGCCGAGTATTCAAAAGACAGTCCTTATCATGGACTTTGTGCAGATATTGTTAGTAAACCTAAAATGAATCAAGTTATCCCACATACTCATAAATTAAAGCAGTAGACAAGCACGGTTAGACTTGCCTACCTAGACGCCCTATCCATTGCCGTGGCGAATAGGGTTTTTTAATTCTAGCTTATTTTTTTTTCTTTGCTAACTTTTTAATTGCAGTCTTTATAAGGTTTTTAACAAGATTAACTATGATAGGACTTGAAGCCGCAGCAACAGCAATAATTGAAGTACTAACAAGAACAGGAGAGCTAGGAAACCATTTCTCTGTAAATGAACTATCTCTGAGGATTTCATAGCATTGACCATTTTTAATAGAATGACCTATCACGATTTGCAGCCTTAGCTCATTGGGATAAGACCCTACGGGAATACTAGACTCATTGGGGCATTTTATAAAAAACTCTTTATCTTTTTTGACTTTGGGCGTATATTTTGGCGGCTGTGGTATATCTGGTTTTTTTTGTTCTGGTTGTTTATTTGGGTCTGTAGGAATAAATTTATCAGGGTGATATTCTAAAGGTTCAAAAGATGGAAAATTAACAACAGGATATTGTAAAGATGGTTTGTCAATAATATCTAAAGTTGTTGGATATTGTTCCCACGTTCTTGTTCTGGGAATATAGATTTCTTTTATTTTTATCTGTGGTATTTCAATTCTTGGTATTTCCAAGTGGATTCACCTTTTTTAATTCTGGTAGCTGTATAGATGGCCCTGTAACATCTGGTAAGGTTTTTTTCATTACATCAGATAATTTATTTTCCAAACTGCCCATAATCTTGTTTTTTAGTGTTCTTTCAAATTCTGGGCTCTGCATATATTTAACAGCCATGTATGCAAAGACACTCATTGACGAAACCATCAAAAATGAGATAATTGACAAAATATTAGCTATTTTTTGAAACATGGTAAAAGACGCAATACTTAAAGCGATTAGTCATACATTAATTATATCTTGTCTTCTTATTATTCCAACTATTGCTCCAATGTACCTAATTATGTCTTATATGACTACGAAGGTACACCAGAAAATTTAGTAGGTGTTTTTGATTCTGTTATCTGAGCCGCAATTCTTGTTTCAATAGCTGTTACTTCATCAACACCAATAACAGCTTTAGCCCATGCAATTAAATTATCTTTAGTAACAGAAGCCAATGCAATAAAAGAACCAGCGTCAGCAGCAGCAAGCTCTACAGAACCATATTGTGAGCCTTCGTGAACCACAGCAGAATCACCACTGCCTACAGTCTCAGAACCGTAAGCAGTCCAGTGAACAGTTGTTATAACGTCAGACAGAGATCCAACAGTTTTGGTTCCATCATAAGAAATAACATCCCAAGTAATAGACATGATAATAAATGTTTAGTTTTATTTTACTTAGATTCTGCAGCCTGTACAACTTCACTAAGTTTTTCTAACTGTTTCAATGCTCCTTGATCTTCTATTATTGGCTGCATAAGTTTATTTTTTTCTGCAACTTTTTCTTGTATTTCTCTTTCTAATATTTGAGCTTTTGCAATATTAAGATCAAGACGAGTTTTTGTCTCATCGTAAAGTTCCTGAGGTGTTGCCATAAAAATTATTCAAGTTATCTAATTATACTAAGCAGCTTCTAAAGCGGCAACCTTAACTGATAACTCTTGAACTGCCTTTACAAGCATAGGAATAATTAATTTTTCGTTTACTGTCAAAGCATTGTCAATTTTTTTATCTCCAACTGTAAGAGTATCTTTACTGAATAGTTGTATTAAATTATTATCTACAGTTTTAACTTCTTGTGCAATAAAACCATACAATGTTTGTTTTTCTTCATCACAAAAACCATCTATCCAATTAAAAGAAACAGGTCTTAAAGAATTTATAGATGTTAATCCTTTATCTAAAGAAACAATATTTTTTTTGAGTCTTTCATCAGAAGCATTAAAAATATTTGTGCCAGATGGTGCGCCAATATTTCCATTAGAATCAATGGTCATACGTGGATTAACGTTCACATCAAAGATCATTGCGTCATTATCATGATCGTATCTAATTTGACCTACATTATTATCTTCAGGATCACCAAAAGCAATTCTTGAAGTCGCTGTGTTTGGTGTTTTAAAAGTAAGTCCTGTATTACCTCCAGAATTGTCAATAACTAAAGCATCAGCACTTACATTAATATCTCCACCTGTTAAAGTTGTTGATTCAGAAATTGTAACTCTAGCATTAGGAGTTGTATTACCAAAACCTACTCGATCAGAGAAAAATCCCTCACCATCTCCATCAATAGAAAATTTAACAGAATTTGTTGTATCGTGATTTGATCTTGCTTCAATTATTGGATTACTAGAGTTTACTGTTTGTCTATAAACTACAAGTTGTGCTGTTGAGGCATCAGTAGCTCCGATTCCAACGCGGCCATTTGCGTTTACGCGTACTTTTTCTCCTGAATTAGTATCAATAACTACAGTGTTAGTGGTAATTCTTCTAAAACCATCAGCGTTCATTGCAGAACCTTGGTTATTAGCAAAATAAAAACCTGATGCCGTTACCTCTCCATCTGCCATCAAAGTGACTGAGTCTGATTCTTGTGCTGTAATTCCTGCCACTACGTTATGGTTGGTATCAATCGTCAATGCTTGATCGAGATTAGAAGTATTTTTAAATTTTATTGTCCCATCAACTTGAACTTGGATTCTAGCAATATCTGTCGATTGGCTTCTAAAAAATAAGGAGCCCATATTTTCAGTTCCACCTGTTCGATCTGATCTAATACAAAATTGTGGTTCACCAGCACCAGACATTTCAAAAGTTTTACTTGGGCTAGAAGTATTTATACCAATTCGCTCATTTCCAGCATCTACATAAAATAAATTTTCTTGTGTATCGCCTTCAATTCTAAAATCTACATCCGCACCATCTTCATTAAATACTGTTGTGGCTCCAAGTTCCATTCTTTCAACACCAGCGGTTGCCACATTAAAAGTATCAGCAGCGGAACTAAAAATACCTGTATTTAAATCATCTCTAAAAGCCAATGCAGGGGTGCTTGCAGAGCCATCTTCAAGAGTTATTGTTCCATCAAGTTGAAATAATTCAATCCACCCATCATTGGCTGAATTTCTTATTTTCATCACAGCATTACTGGTATCTGCCCACCATTGATAAGCATACATGGTTGCGGGTTCTGATGAATTAGAGTTATTACTTACGATTGCAGCTAAAGCATTATTTAAATCTGATCTCACGGCGGCGCCTGTTCCATTCGAGATTGTGTAATCATGTGTGGGCATTTGTCAGTTATACCAATGGATTTGAAGATTATTTATTTATATTTTTATAGTTAATTACAAGCAAAAAGTAATAACAATAAAAAATAAACAATTATTTAAATTTATTATACCCAATTTTTCTATATTTACCAAATTCAAAATTACTTTTTAACTACCTCGTCCAAATCCAACCGCAGTATATTTAAAATTTAAGTTTTTGAAATTATTACTGGCATCTCTTACCTCTATTACAAACTGTGTCCCCGTTACACTTGTGATCTTGAAATAATCACCTGTTACTGCACCTTCAAGAGTTATTCCTATTGTTGGTAAAAATGCTGTTGTCGAACCTCCTAAAGAACCAGTACCCGTGAAAAACGGATGAGAAAATACCACTGTCTTGGCTGAGCTACCAGATGCAATTGCTGTATTAACAGTTTCTGTTCTTCGTTTTACACTCGCTTCAAATCCCAATTCAGAAACATTTATATTTTGTGCTGGGTCATTAGATGTCATTTCACATTTAAATTTAAAACCCCTTGCAGAATATTCACCATTTGCAAAGACATTAAATTGTGTAAAGGATGCACTGCCAGAACTGGGGTCATCATCAGTTGTGGCAACTAACAATTTTGCATTAACTGATTCTACAGTTTCACCATCTACATCTGTCCATGTATCAATATTTCCTGTTCTTGAATCAAACAAGCTGTTAGGCAAAATCCCAAAAGTAACAAGTCTACGTTTTAAAATTAAGTTAAATTTTGCACCAAGATCAACAACATTCTGAAATTCATAAGATCCTGTTGAAGATATAGGGCCTGTTGTAATATCATCATGACCAGCAAAATCAAAGTTTGTAATATTATCAAAATCTGCTACGTCATCTAATAAACTTGTCCCCTGTAAAACCAAACCATCAAAAGTTGCATCATAAAATGTATTAACTTTAGTTCCTTGAAATGGAGGTGAATCAGTATCCTCCCTTTCAGTAAGAATTATTTGATGCGGTTGTGAATCTGGTTGTGTAACTATTATCTTTGCTGAATTTTCAGAAAGATTACCACTATCATCTTTAAACTTTATTAAATATGTTCCTGTTAATGCTGGAACAAGAGTTTCAGAAATATTACCCGCAAGTGCAGGGATAATATCAATTGCATTTGTAAAAATAGCATTAGTCCCAGTTGTTGGTGTATGCCTGACGATTACGTTTCCACCATGTAAAACATCCACATCTGTAGACTGCGTAAATCTTAACCTCACAAATTGTTCTGATACAGGTTCAATAGTTAAATCCGTGGGATCTACTGGTAATGCTGTTTTTCCCTGAGCAACAAATGTAAAATTTGAAGTACTACTGCTTAATTTACCTAGAGTATTGACAGACTTAACAGCAAATGTATAAGTTCCTAGCCTTGATTCAAAAAGTTCAAAACTAGGTCTGGCAACCCTTAATCTTTCTGGATTATCATTTTCATATTGAAATTCAAGTAAATATTCTTTAACACCTTGTACTGGTTCCCATGTAACAAATATTTTTGACACGGCTCTATTATTTAAAACAACAATCTGTTCTGTTGCCGCAAGGTTACTTGGTGAGGGTTTTTCATTTAATAAAGTAGTTATTGTTCTTGGGTTAGCAGCAACAGTTGTATCCTCTACCTGTGCATATTTATTGGTATCGTGAATTACTGCTGTGATTGTATATTCAGAGTCATTCTTTTCTTCAATAGAAACAACCCGATAAATTTGAAATTCAACAGAAGTATTTTCTATCGCCCAGACACTGTTTGCTAAAGGTGCAGAAGAAAAAGCAGAAGAAACTGTTATTGTAGTTCCACTGATTGAGCTTATGGATCTTGATTCTACTGACCCATCAGATAAAACAACTGATAATGTAGCGGAATTTTCTGTTGTTAGATCAGTATTGTTTGCATCATCAACAACAATAGTTGTTGTATTAGTGACAGATTTTATACGCCCTCCTCTTCTTACGCCTGCCCTTAAAGAGTCTGCAATAGCAATAATTGTAGAAGGTCTAACAATTACACCAGCTTCAAGAGTAGTTGTAAAAGAAACCACCTCCGATTCTCTTAAATTTGAGTACAAAAACCAACGGCCTAATCTATTTGCCTGACCTCTGGAAGTACAGGCAAAAGCCTTTAATGTTTTTCTTGTTTTACCAAATTTTGTACTTGAATTTGATAATGCTGTAATTTCATCAGTTGTAATTAGTTCATAGTCAATTGTCTGGGTGTCATTATCAAAATAAGCAACTTCAACTTCTGTATATTTTGTTCTCTGTCCTACACCCTGATATGTAAAGCCTTCTTCTGTAATGTTTGAATTATTAAAAATATATTGAGGATCAGATGTGTTAGTTGCGGTGTTAGTTGGCCTGTCCTGAGATATCTGCAATGAACCATTGCTGTAAAATGGCATGGCGTTCATCACAGAACATAAATCATTTATCAAAGAATAGGCATCATTTTTTTTATTTAAAATTACATTGCAACTAAATCTTGGCTCTGTTGTGTTTGTAATTGGATCAGTAATTAAAGTACTTGCATAAGCACTTGCAGAATAAAAACTATAAACATCTAAAGTGTCAGCATCAATCACACCATCTGTTCCACCAAAACCTTTATCTGTTGTCAGGATGTCATATAAAATCCAAGCTGGATCACTACACCATTCTTTATCTGTTTTAAAAGTACCATCAAAAACATAATCATCAGGATAGATAACCCTGCCGTTATCACTGTCTATAGTTGTATTGCTAGGTACTTTGATTTTTGTACCTTTGATGCGATACATACGTTTTGGATAGCTTTGAAATTCCTGTGCATTAAATCTTATGGCAACATAGGCAAAACCCTGATATGCGCTTGTATCAGTATTTATTTCAGTGAAAGAAAGCCAGTTTGTAGTGTTTTGTAAGGTTGAATCTGTGCTGTCTGCTGTATCTCTTATAACTGTTATAGAAACAGGAAAACTCATAGTTTTTTCAAACTTAATTTCAAAATCTTTTACAAAGGGACTTGTTGCTTTTCCATTTATTGCATTTTGTTCTACAGGGTTATGAATAATTCCATTATTTTCCACTATTCTTATAGATATTTTTACTTCGGTTCCCTTTATATCACCGTTATCTTCAAATTTTTGAAGGCTTGGGATTTGTATTGATATTCTTACTTTATCAACATTAGAATCTGTAATTGATCTTGTAATAGATGTAGCATTTGTAACTTGAACCCCAACAGGGATAGTATTTTCTATTGCATTTATTTCTTGTAATGCTGTCTGATCTGATGCACCATTTTTAAAAAAAACTTCTACATCAGAAAAATTTTCATCACCATTTGCATTTTGTAATGGTGTGCCATCAAGAAAAACATTTTTCCTGAAAGTATCAGTACCAGTACCACCAACGTCTAATATTGAATCTATCTCCCCATATCCAAGCAAATCTAAAACGGTTGCAAATTGTTTACTACGCAGCCCCCCGTCAATAAGGTCAGGATCAACTACCTTTCTATCGGTTCCGAATAATTGATCATCAACTAATCTAGGCATTACGTTATGCTTTTAACTACTTGGGTAGAATCTGTCCCTGAGCTAATTATAATTGAACCGCTAAAAACAAGACCATAAATTATAGGTATTGGAACACCACTTGAGCTAACGTTCTGGATACCACTAAATGTATAAGAACCTCTTATTGCTGGATCAATATCACTGACACTTGAAGCATCAGGAACTGGATTCTGTGGTGATAAAAGGTCTGTAATACCACCGATTATCATAGAAGTTCCAATAGTTGTTAAAGCTGTAGTGACTACAGAACTTGTTAAAATAGCACCAGCAACACTAGCTACAGCCGTTGCAGCAGCAGCAGCCCCGCTAAATATTCCTGTAACCACTGAAACCGCGGCTCCCAAAGAACCTGTTGC